TGAAGACCCTCTATCAGTAATAGTACTGCTAGTAGCATCACTGGGGTGAACCATAGCGGATTACCTATAACTTCACCTGCTGTTTCTTTTCTCATTCTGCGTAAGGGAAAAAGAACTCATCCATCATTCTATCAGCATTCTCCTTACCAAAATTACCAGTAAGGTATCCTAATATAGGATCTAATCTCTTCATGTATGTATCGAAGTCCTTATAAGAATCTATTTCAGTTCCTACAGGTTTTGAATCATCAATCATATCACGGTATGTTTCAAGGTACTGTCTAAACTCAGGCAAATAATCATCAACCTCATCAAATGTACAATAACGCACAAAAATATTCTCTGAAAAATGATTACCCATCTCAAAGAAACGATATGATTTCGTAGCTTTAGGTAACCAGTCCACAGAGAACAGGAACTTTTCTATTGGATGTTGAAAATCGAATACAATGATTACTTTCTTCTCACTGAAACCCATGAGATCCATACCAAAACAGGGAAGAAGTCCACAAGGAACATTAGCACCTGTCTTAGGGTATATTACATTGTTATAGATATCAGTCTTATCATTACAGATGTTAACCTGTCTTGATTTAATGAAATGTGGGGCAGTATAAATGTCTGCCGTCATGTTCAGATCATTCTTATTGCACCAGTTACACCACCGAGATTCAAACTTGAACTCAGGGAATATATCATCCAGCGTTTTCTTGTAGTTCTTCCACAGATTCATTATATTTATCCCAAGGATGTATATACTGGGAGCTTCCAACAGCATCTTGAGGGACAGCAGCAACAGCACGACCACTAGGTAGTCTGATTAGAAACTGTTCTCCCTTTTCGATTTTTGTTAAGTACTCTTCGTATCCGTTTTCAAATTCTTCATGTGTAATTTCAATCATACCAAGCAACAAATCTCGTTGTTTTTCATGTATGTAATAGAGTCTTTACATCCACCAAGATGCACTCTTTCCTCATTTTTATCTAACTGTACTTGTGGGAAGGTAGCACCTTCTCCAAATGTTTTATAGAACTGTTCCGATGTAAAGTCAGTGTCTAACTCATACACAACATGTTCTAAGTTTGAAAGTTCACATACTGACTTAAATTTCTGGCAGTGTGAACATCCAGGCTTGGAATATATGGTAAAGATCATTTTTGCTGGTCTTTATTACGGACTATTTAGTATAGCTTGACCTTCAATTGAAGCAGCATAATCCTTATCAAAGATGTCCAACCCCTTATCTGTAAGGATATGTTTGTACATTCCTTCAAAGACTTTCACTGGTATAGTACAGATGTGAGCACCATATTCAAACGCTCTACCTACATCCCTCACACCTCTAATAGATGCGGCTAATATTTGTGTAGAATCCCATGATTGCTTCTCAAATACGTTAGCAATGTCCTTAATAAGACATAATCCACCAAATGAATTATCATCAACACGACCTACAAATGGTGAAACATATGTAGCACCTGCTTTAGCAGCAAGTATTGCCTGTGATGGTGAGAATATAAGGGTAACATTAACTCTTATATTATTCTCAGAAAGTTCCTTACAAGCAAGCAATCCATCAGGTGTACAAGGTACTTTAATAGTAGCACACTTAGGGAATTTCTTTGCTAGTCTCTTACCCTCAGAGATCATGTTCTCTTTACTACCAATGACCTCCATACTGATGTCTGTAACACCAATATCTTTGATCTCTTGATAGACTTCTTCGTGGTTTCTACCACTCTTTCTGATTAATGATGGGTTAGTAGTCAATCCATCAATCAAACCAGTCTTAAAATGTTTACGGACTTCATCCGTTATCGCTGTGTCTAAAAATAATTTCATTGTACGTGTATAACTCCTTTCATTCCTGCACCAGCATGAGGTTCACATTGGAACTCATATTCACCTGCCTTATCAAAAGTAACAGGGAATTTTTCCCCACTAACAAATGCTAGATCAGGATGTGACAACTCTGGGTTGTTGAGGAATACTACATTATGAGGTGGTAATTCACCATTCATAAAAGTAACTGTATCACCTACCTTAACTGTAAGTTCATTGGGTGCAAAGACTAGATTGCCTTTAGATCCCATTTGTATGTCCATAGACATAGTATTCTCAGTAGCATATACAGGTAAAGCAAGTAAGAATGTGATGAATGCTGTTATTAAAAATTTCATTCGTGTAATGCTTCCATTTTCAGGAACTGTTCGTTTAAATTATAGTACAATTTATAGTTAGTTGTCGTTACGTAATACCCTACTATGTCTGAACCATCACAATGATAACCATAACCCCTCAGAGGTTCATCAACACCATCAATTCTAAAGGTCTTTCCACCCTTTTCTAGGTAGTTATGAAATTTCTCATCAAGATTTATCATTTATTCTGGTTTAAATTCTATATTAAAAGAGAGACTTATACGAGTATCATCTGTTGTATTAGTCCTTATCCCATGATACAACCAACTAGGAAATAACTTAAGCATACCAACTTCAGGAACACAAACAGTAGTCATTGCTACATGTTGGTAACATTGTGTAGCCTCCATAACAACGTTTGGACAATTCATTTCAAAATGACCGTCCTCACCTGAGGTTTGATAGTAATATACACCTGATATATCAGATATACCATGACTATGCATCCTAGCATAATGTCCCTTCTCTTGCTTGGTGAACCAAGAACTCTGAAAGGTGTATTCAAGGTGCTTCCAAGGAGTATTTGTCCTGAATTTTAAGTCTCTACAATATTTACTCAAATGAATATCAATTTCTTGTTTCAAAGTGTTAAGATTGTATTGAGATATTACATCTCCTCTGAACGAATTCTCTGAAATTAGATGAGTATCCCTGAAATTCTTAAATTTAACCTGATCTATAACACGATCAATCTCATGCTGTATGATACCAAGTTTATCAACTTGCTCAGTGTATACAGGAGTGGGATATAATAGCTCAGTCGGCATTGAAATAGTCCTTGCGGTAGTACCTTCCTAAGATATTACTATTATAGTATGCTGGCTCTCCATTGTCAAGAGACTGTATCAAAACGTCATTTAAAAACAACTGCTTAGTCTCTTCAAAATTTACTTTTCCTTTTGTTTTATGCGTTGATAGGATGTCCCTTTTGAAACATTCGTTCCCAAGTAGTCCTCTATCTGCTTTAAGTTCTTCAGAGCTTCCGTAGTATTTTTTCCAATTGCTTTCAGACGTAACCCGTCTCTTACCACCTCTAGGCTTACGTTTGGACCAAAAGTATTTACGTCCGATGTATTGTTTACCCGACTTGATATTAGTAATCCTGTAGACAAAACCGAACTTGTCGCCAATATCGTCAGAAGTGAAAGGTTTACCCTCATATATCCAGGGGTTTTCGTAAACTCCTTCTTCAACCATTTCATAATTTTATTGTCTCTAGTCATATTTATCCCAGTAATCTTTCTTCTGTGTGAGCACCGCATTCGACAAGTGCGGATTGTGCTATCTTCAAAGCATCATCACTAACATCACAGACAGTACAATCTCTATCAAGATTGAATGCTGCTACAGCAGTAGTTCCAGACCCACAGAAGGGGTCAAAAACTACCCCATCTTTAGGACAAGATGACCTAATGATCCTCTCCAGTAACTTAACTGGTTTTTGTGTTGGATACTTACGTTTGTTTTTCTCAGATCTAGAGATGAAATAGATATCATCCCAGAAATTCTGAATAGGAGACCCTTTAGACTCGGATAGATAGATCTTTTTGTATGGTAAATTCTTACCCCAATGTATTAGACCTTGCTCATCGAGTTCTCTAGTCTTATCTAAAATAAATCTCCACCCATAGTCAGGATTGTAACCATTATATTCATATTTCTTACCTGGTCTTGACTTCTCGCCAGTCAATTTACCTAATGCATAGAACCCTTTCTCATCCTTATTCTTAAATGAGTTAGCTTCATAGACAGGATCTAATGGTTGATACTCAACATCAAAATATGGGTCTCCTTTACGGAAGGTTAGGATAGAATCTACAATATTACCCCAACCCTTTCTAATATTATTTTTTGGACCTGATCTCTTCCATGAAATATTGGTGTAAAACTTACCTCTAATCTCTTTGGTGAGATCAGCTAACACCAATGCATTACTATCAAAATTATTGTGGCAATACAACCAACCATTTGGTTTCAATGCTTCAAAACAATCTTGTATTACAGTAGCATACCACTCAATATAAGCATCAGTTGACTCCCATTTATCATCAAAGGAGACCTTCTTGTTCTCTTCAAACATGAAGAACTCCCTATCGAGACCGAATGGAGGATCGATGTATATTAAATCGTATTTTTCGTCATAATTATTGAGGTTTTCAACCCTCTCTTTTCTCAATGTGATCGTCATAATAATTTTCCCACGGATCGGGTATTAAATTCCTTGGTCTTTGTTCCTCTGGAAGAACTCTTGGAGGCTCGACTGGCAGTTGGGTGGTTCTGGGTCTTTGATACCTTTCTTCTTCTTCCAGTCGTTGTGCATCGCTTGCATCAACCAACTCTGAGATAGACTCTTCGGTCCATTCATCAGCAATTCTCTGTTGAGTTTGCCGTGAACTTTCATACCGAGGTACTCTTCTCGCCACGACTCGTCTCGTGGTGTAGGTGTATCGGTCATAATTTGAAATTAGAGAAAGTATCTTTCTTAACATCTTGCTTTATGCTGCCTATCATATAGCTTTCAACCTCAGTTTCTTGTGGTGCTACTTGTAGTCCTTTAGAGGTCAACCAGTGTGCAGTCCAAGGAAGTGGATTGTTTGCTAAGGGTGTATCGTATATAGGTTTAAGACCCATAGATTTTAACCTACGGTTGGCAGTCCACTCAACATACTTCTGTAATAATACATCATTAAGTCCAATTATGCTACCATCTTTGAACAAATACTGAGCCCATTCCTTCTCTTCTTCTACACATTCCTTAAACATAGTGTAAACATTCTCCTCTTCTTCCCTAGCAATCTCCACCATCTCTGGATCATCACCTTCATTCCACTTGTTTAGTATATTGTTCGTGACTCCCATGTGTTGTGACTCATCACGAGCAATAAGGGAGATAATCTTTGCTGATCCTTCGAGTAACT